ATGGGAAGAAGACAATCAAACAGGAACATTTGAAGTTGAAGATGAGCAAGCTGATGATGTTATTTGTATTTTGCACGAATTTGGCGATGTTCAATGCTTTTACGCAGAACCTAATATGATTTACGATGAACAGGGTAGAACGATGGGCTGGTCAAATGCTATTGACTAATCAAAAATCAGCTATTTCAAAACTTAGCACTTACAAAGTAGGGGCTTTGTTTATGGAAGCCGGAACAGGCAAAACAAGAGTTGCATTAGAACTTGTTAATTCGGTTGCTGATGTTGATTTGGTGATTTGGGTAGGTCCTTATGGAACTATTAATCCCAAAGAAAATCTGCCGTCAATAAAAGATGAAATCAATAAGTGGAGAGGTTTCACTGCGCCGGTAATTTATGTTGCTATTGAGAGTCTTCAAAGCTCTGATAGAATTTATTTGGAGCTTAGAAATATGATTGAAACGGCTGATAAACCATTCTTAGTGGTTGATGAAAGTTTGAAAATCAAAAATAGCACGGCAAAAAGAACTAAACGTCTGTTAGACTTTAGTAATATGGTTGAATATAAGTTAATTCTTAACGGGACACCGTTAAGTCGAAATTTATTAGATTTATGGAGCCAAATGGAATTTCTATCACCTAAAATTCTTAACATGGGCTTATCTGAGTTCAAAAATACTTTTTGTGAATACACAAAAGTAACCAAAAGACTTGGTTATAGGTCATTTACAAAGGAGTTTATAACTTCTTACGAAAATATTGATTATCTATATAGTTTAATTCATTACTATATTTATGAGTGTGATTTGAATTTGCAGATTACACAAATGTATAATGTTATTTGCTACTCTTTATCAGACGAAGAAAAAGAACAATACAATTATTTCAAGACTAAATACTTGGATAATGAAATGTTATTTTTCAAGAATAACAATATTTTCTTAGAAATGACACAAAAAATGCAACACGTTTATTGTTGCAGTGATGAAAAGGTACAGAAAGTTAAGGAGTTATTTGGAACTATTGATGAAAGCAAAACTATTATTTATACAAAATACATAGATAGTCATAATTTATGCGAAAAAATGTTCCCAAAAGCTACAATTCTAAGCTATCAAAAAGAGAGCTTTGGGTTAAATTTACAGCAATTTAACCATACTATTTACTTTGATAAAATTTGGGATTACGCTTTAAGAGTTCAAGCCGGAAGGAGAACCTTCAGAACCGGACAGCAATTTGACTGCAAATATTATGATTTAACTGGCAATGTAGGACTTGAAACATTGATTGATAAAAACATTGATAAAAAAATATCTATGGTTGAGTACTTTAAAGGAAAAACTAAAGAAGAATTAAAGGAGTTGTTATGAATGTTTGCGAAGCCACAATAAAAAGATTAGAGTTTCTATTTAATGAATTTGAGCAAATTGTAATATCTTTTTCGGGAGGAAAAGACAGCGGTGTTATGCTTAATTTAACTATTGATTATGCTAAAAAAAATAATCAATTAAATAAACTTTCTGTTTATCACGTTGATTACGAAGCTCAATATCAAATGACAACTGACTATGTTATTGAAACTTTTGCAAATTTGCCTAAAGGAATAAAACAATATTGGATTTGTTTACCTATTAAGGCACAATGTGCTACTTCAATGTTTCAATCATTTTGGCAACCTTGGAAAATTGAAGACAAAGAAATTTGGTGTAGAGAAGTACCAGAAAATTGTATTAATGAAAGTAATTTTCCTTTTAATTTTGATTATGAAATATCTGATTATGAATTTAATATAAAATTTGCAAAAGCTATATCAAAACAAAAGAAAACTTGTTTTCTTATTGGAATAAGAACACAAGAAAGTTTACACAGGTATAAAGCTGTAAACAAATTTTCAGATAAAAATGAATATAAATCAAAAAATTACACATCAAAAGTTTCTGAAAATTGCTTTAATGCTTATCCAATTTATGATTGGTTAGTTGATGATATTTGGATTGCTAATTATAAATTCGGTTATGATTACAACCGGCTTTATGATTTGATGTATAAAGCCGGATTAACTCCATCGCAAATGAGAGTAGCAAGTCCTTTTAATGATTGTGCTACTGAAAGTTTGAAACTATATAAAGTAATAGACCCAAACAACTGGGGGAAATTAATTGGTAGAGTAAATGGAGTTAATTTTGCCGGATTATATGGAGGAACAACTGCAATGGGTTGGAATGACATAAAAAAACCTTCTCATTTTACTTGGAAGGAATATATGTACTTTCTATTAGATACTTTACCGGAAGAAACAAAACAAAATTATTTGCGAAAATTAAAAGTTTCTTTTGAATATTGGCTTGAAAAGGGAGGAGCTTTACCAAATGAAATTGTAAACAAATTAGATAATAGTTTGGAGTTTCAAAATTTGGGAGCACCTAAAAACAACAGGAATTATACAACGGATTATCAAGTCATTAAATTTAAAAAGTATTTAGATGAGATTGATATAAAAAACCCAAATTTATTACCTACATATAAAAGAATGTGTATTGCAATTATGAAAAATGATACATCTTGCAAAACTCTTGGTTTTGGTCAAACCAAAGAAGAATTGACCAGACGTAAAAATATTATGGAAAAATATAAATCAATATTATGATAGAAATTTTAGAACGAAATAAAAATGCTGATTTTGATGAAAAAGTTAAAATATTTAACGAAATTTCTCAACAATTATATAATTTTTTAGGATTAAATCATCCTGTTTTAAATGTTCAACTGCGAAAAGCTGAACAAATTAAATCAAATAGTTACAATCCTAATAAAGTTGCACCACCAGAAATGAAATTGTTAAAAAAATCTATTGAGGAAGATGGAGTAACTATGCCAGTAGTAATATTTGACGATGAAGTAGTGGATGGTTATCATAGAACTACAACTATTATTAATAATAAAAATATTTATGATAGTTTAAAAGGATATATCCCTGTTAGTATGATAAATAAAGATATTTCAAACAGAATGGCATCAACAATTCGACATAACAGAGCCAGAGGTTCACACGATATTGAATTAATGACTAACATTGTTTCTGAATTAGTGAAAGCAGGTCAATCTGATACTTGGATAATGAAACATATAGGAATGGATGCCGATGAGGTTCTACGATTAAAACAATTATCAGGAATTATCGAATTATTTAAAAACAAAGAATTTTCTAAATCACTTGAAACAATATAAAATGAATCCAAATCCAAAAATTATTGAAGCCCGAAAAATGCTACTGGGATATTTGGCATATAAAGCCAAAGAAAAAAATATAAGTATAGAACAAATATCTAAAAAAACAGGATATACTGTAATTAATGTTGAAAGATTATTATCTGGAAAATATAATCCAAGTTTAGAAATTTTTATTACTTTAGCAGAAGCTATTGACACTTACTTTTTTGTCGTTGATAAAGATGAAAAAGATGATGAATATGTTGAATTTATGAAAAATCGTTGGGAACAAAACAAAAACCAAAGTTAATGACAGGAGAATACAAATTAAACAAGTTACTTCGTGATATTATCGAAAAAGATTTCAATAATAATCAATCCGAATTTGCACGTTTTATGAAAACTACCAAACAAGAAATTTATCGACTTTATAATAATAAGTTTCCACTAAGCTACAAACGTTTCAGAGTTATCGCTGAGAAATGTGGTTATTTGGTTAATATTTCAATAGAAAAAAATTGTCCTTTATAAGGACTTTTTTTTTTATCAATATTGCACCTATGATACACATTTCTGAAGCTATTAACATATTGAATGATAAACAACCGCATGACATTGTTTTTGTATCCAAAAGTAAAGGCACAAAAACAGTTATGACAAATACTGTCGTGCTTTCTTCGTGTTTTGAAAAGCGTAAATTCAATGTTAAAAGTTTGAATTCTAATCAAATCAGAATGGTGTATTATGTACTAATTATTGAAGTTGATAATCAAGAAGTTTACTTATGACACCAGAAGACAACTATTTTTCAGGCGTTCAGACTTTCAAGTTTGACGATGCTATTTTCAAAATCAAATCATCTGAAGAAATCTTTGAACCGGTTACAGAACCGCTCAAAATTGCTGAAGTAACCGATAGAGGTGTTGTTCCGTGGGGACAAAATAACAACCTACCTTTGGAAATATTAGAGTTAATAGGAAGTAATCCGGTCGCAAGTTCATCTCTTGAACATAAGATTGATGTATCTTTCGGCGGAGGTGTAAAGTTTGGTAAAATTGTAAACAAAGAATTTGTTGAATACACAGTTGATGAAATCGAAAAAAGCAAGGAACTTACAGAAATTCAAGAGTTTTTTGATAACAATAATATCAACGAACAATTTGCTGAAATTTTAACTGATTTGCAGTGGTTCTCAAATTCTTTTGTTGAAATAATTTTGAACAAAGATTTATCAAGTCGCCGAAAAATTACACGCTTGACTGCTAAAGAAGCTACTTACAGCCGTCTTGAAGTTGCCAATCCAAGTACCGGAGCTATAGAAAATCATTTTTATTATGGTGAGTGGCCCAAAAAACCAAAAAAGGAAGAAGTCAAAATAACTCCTATTGTAAACTCTGCCAACGAACTTAAAATTAAAATCGGTAGAATTTCAGACGGAATAAAACCATTGAAAGATGACAAAAAGTTTCGTTACATTATTCCA